ATGCTGGAACAGCGACTGGTCTTTCTGAATTTCAGTCAGGCGATACAATAGGATTAACACATGGTGGTCTTGGTGCTTCACTATCACTAGGCACAGCAGGTCAAGTATTAAAAGTTAATTCATCTGCTAACGCTTTAGAGTTTGGTGTTGTAGAGGCGATTGTAAATATTGATAATGCAAGTGATCTAACTAGTAATACACTAGTGGCAAGTGATTTACTTTTATTATCTGACGGTGGTACTGAAGGTAGAGTAACATTATCACAATTAGATACTTTGTTCAAAGGTACGACACAAACACTTACAAATAAATCAATTGACTTAGATGCAAACACACTTACAGGAACTTTATCAGAATTTAATAGTGCATTACAGAGTGAAAGTTTTGTTGGCCTTGCAGCCACACAAACACTTACAAATAAAACTTTAACATCACCAACAATTAATACACCAACAATTGCCACACCAAGCATATCAGCACCAACATTGACTGGTGCTGTAACAGCAACTGGTGCTGTATTTGCAGGTGGTAGTCCACTTGTGTTTGAAGGTGCAACTGATAATGGTTTTGAAACAACTTTTGCAATCACAGATCCTACAGCAGATAGAACAGTTACATTTCAAGACGCTTCTGGTACAGTTGCATATTTAACAGATATCACAGGCGGTGGTGCTTCAGAGTTCTCAACTGTTACTGTAAATACAAGTGTTATATTTGAAGGTTCTACTGATGACGCAAACGAAACAACTTTAGTTGCTTCTGATCCTGATGCTGATAGAACACTTACTTTACCAAATGCAACTGATACTTTAGTTGGTAAAGCAACAACTGATACATTTACAAACAAAACAATTACAGCGTCTAGTAATAGTGTAGGATTAGCAACTTTAGATATTGATGGTGGCACAGATATAGGTGCAGCCTTGGCAGACGCAGACTTAATTATCGTTGATGATGGTGCAGGTGGCACAAACAGAAAGGCAGCTTTATCAAGAGTTGCAACTTATGTACAAAGTGGCATATCAGGTGATATAACAATATCAAGTGGTACTGCTGCTATTGGTTCTGGTGTTATCGTAAACGCAGATGTAAACGCAAGTGCTGCTATTGAATTTAGTAAGATGGAAAACTTAACTGCTTCAAGAGCATTAGTTTCTGATGGTAATGGTGATGTATCTGTAAGTGCTGTTACATCAACTGAAATAGGATATCTAGACGGCGTTTCTAGTGCAATACAAACACAGTTAGATACTAAGGCGACAAATGCGTTTGCTATCGCACAGGCTGTCGCATTAGGGTAATATAAATAGTTAAAAGGAAGTAAAATATGGCAGTCCCAAATACTAGAGAAACATTAAAACAGTATTGTCTAAGGTCTTTAGGTAAGCCTGTAATTGACATAAATGTTGATGAAGATCAGGTTGAAGATAGAATAGACGAAGCGTTACAATATTTTGCTCAATATCACACAGACGGTGTTGAAAGAATGTATTTAAAATACAAAGTAACTGCTGATGATATCACTAGATTAACAAAAAATAAAAGTTTTAATGCTGATGAAAGAGGCACAGTAGCAGAAAATATTGAATTAGAAACAGGCACAAACACACAAGAAGAAGGTGCAGGTGATTTAATTCAAGAATCAGGTTCTGCTTTATTGACTGAAGATTCAGATGTAGTAAGAACAGTTTACGAAGAAACACAAAACTACTTAATCGTTCCTGATTCTGTGATTAGTGTTATAAATGTTTTTCCACTATCTGACAGAGCAAACTTAAATATGTTTGATGTTAGATATCAATTAAGATTAAATGATTTATATGATTTTTCATCTACAAGTATTGTACACTATGAGATGACTATGAGACACTTAGATTTTCTAGATCATATTTTAGTGGGTGAGAAACCACTTAGATTTAATCAGTTGTCAAATAGATTATACATTGATATGGATTGGAATGAAGATATAGATGCTGACGAATACTTAATAATAGAGTGTTATCGTAAGTTAGATCCATCTTCACATACAAATATCTTTGATGATTTATATTTAAAAAGATATACAACTGCTCTAATCAAAAGACAATGGGGACAAAATCTATCAAAGTTTTCAGGTACAGCGATGTTAGGTGGAGTTACACTTAATGGTCCTGAGTTGTTTTCTACTGCGATACAAGATATACAAAAGTTAGAGGACGAAATAAGAACAAACTACGAAGAACCTCCTCACATAATGCAAGGATAATTAAATGCCAACAAATGTCTATTTTGACACAGGCACAACATCAGAGCAAAGATTATACGAAGATTTAATAATCGAACAGCTTAAGATTTATGGCCAAGATGTCTTTTATTTACCGAGAAAGATTGTAAACAAAGATAATATCTTTGGTGAAGATCCTGCAAGCCAATTTGATGATTCATATATTATTGAAATGTATGTTGACAATACTGATGGATATATGGGTGAACAAGAGATTATTAAAAAGTTTGGTTTAGAATTAAGAGATGACATTGTATTCACTTTATCTAAACTAAGATGGGAAACACTAGTAAAAAATAATAGTGATCTAACTGCTGAAAGACCACAAGAAGGTGATTTAGTTTTCTTCCCAACTACAAACGCATTTTTTGAAATACAGTTTGTAGAACATGAACAACCATTTTATCAGCAAAGTAATTTACCAACTTATAAATTATCTTGCACAAGATTTGAGTATAGTTCAGAAAAAATTGATACTGGTATTTCTTCAATTGATAGTATCGAAGATAGTTTATCAACTGATACTATGAACTTCCAGTTTAGTTTAGAGAACGAAACAGGATCAATTGTATTAGAAAGTAGTATTGGTGCAATAGACTATATGATTAATGAGAGTTTCACAATGGCAGATCAGGCAACAAACGATCAAGGTCAAATATTCGAAACAGAAGCAGGCACAAATACTGCAGCTACGACTGACGATATATTAGACTTTAGCGAAAGAAACCCATTTGGTGAGGTTGACGAATACTAATGTTTGGTGAACATTTTTATCACAAAAAAATTCGTAATACTGTTATTGCGTTTGGTACAATATTCAACAATGTGAATATTAAGAGATTAGATTCTAGCGGGAATCCACTACAAAATATAAAAGTACCTTTATCTTATTCACCTAAGGAAAAGTTTCTTGCAAGATTAGACGCACAGCAAGACTTAACAGGTGATGATTCTAAAGTGGCAATCACTCTACCTCGAATGTCATTTGAAATCACAGGATATTCATATGACGCTACTAGAAAATTAAATAAGAATCAAAAGATAACAAAAGTTACAACAAACGCCGACACAACTAAAATGAATAATCAATATATGCCTGTGCCATATAATGTAAACTTTCAGTTAAATGTTTTTACTGCAAACTCAGATGATGGTTTACAAATTATAGAACAAATACTGCCTTTCTTTCAACCTGATTATACTGTTACTATGATTGAAGATAGAACTATGGATACAAAAAGAGATATACCGTTTATTTTAAATAGTGTAGATTATTCAGATGAGTACACAGGATCACTAACAAGTTTAAGAAGAATAATTTATACTTTAAGTTTTACTGCAAAAGTATATCTATATGGACCAATCAGCACTAACGCAATAATTAAAAAAGTATCTGCTGATTTATATTCTGATACAGGTAGTAATGCACCAAGAGTTGAGAGAGTTACAGTACAGCCAAACCCAACATCTGCTGATAAAGATGATACTTACACTTATACAACTACATTAGAATTTTTTACAGACACTTTAGATTATGATGAGGCAACTGGTGAAGATAAGACTTCTAGTCCTACTAAACCATCATAGAAAGATTTAGATGAGCAAAATTGATGATAAATTAAATGAAGTATTAGGTATTGCTGAAGAGCCAAATGAATTAGAGGTCATACAAAAAGAAACAAAAGATTTAGTTGTACCTGAAGATAAAGATCCAGATATTGATTTTGAGACTGGTAGAAAAAATCTTTATAACTTGATTGACAAAGGTAATGAAGCGATTGATGGTATATTAAATCTTGCAAAAGAGGGCGAACATCCTCGTGCTTATGAAGTTGCAGGACAATTAATTAAAACAGTAAGTGAGGTATCACAAAATTTGTTAGACTTACAAGAGAAGTTAAAGAAAGTAAAAGAAGTGCCAGATAAAGGACCTAAAAATGTAACTAATGCTTTATTTGTAGGATCTACAACTGAACTACAAAAAATGTTAAAGGAAAAAAAATGATATTTTTTAGACAAAAACTAGAAGAGGTAATTACTTTACCACCTCCACCTAAAAATGATTTAGCAGAGGCTTTACAGGTAGACGATATAGTCAGAGTAAGAACACCAAAACAAGTGCAATCTGTAAGAGATCATGACCAAGATCCTTACTTTGCTATTAAAAAAGTTATTAGAAAATATAAATTAGAGTTTCACCCAAATGAACTCGAACAAATTTTAAAAGAATCTGTGCCAATTATTACACATTTTAAAAACTTTTTCAATAGAAAAAGACCTCATGTTGTTTTACCTAGAATACAAACACTACCAAGTAAAACAAACAAAACACCTGCATATCCTAGTGGTCACGCTTGTCAGTCAGTAATCATAGCAAGATATGTGGCAGGTAAAGAACCAAGAGCAGAAAAAGAGTTGATGACAGCAGCTTATGAATGTGGTTATGGTAGAGTGGTTGCAGGGTTTCACTACATATCAGATTTTGATATAGGCAATTTACTTGGTGAAAAAATGTATGTTCTTATGAACAAAGCAGATTTTGGTCGTGAGTTTGGTGAAGAATATGGTAAAGATAATGCAAGAGGCACTAGAATAAAATTTAAAGACCTATCAGAATCACTCAAAAAACTAGTTTAATTTAAAATGAAAACAGAACAATATTTAGGTAATCCTAATTTAAAGAAAGCACATACACCCTCTCGTTTTACAAAAAAACAAATCGAAGAAGTTGTAAAGTGTTTAGATAATCCTAAATATTTTATAGAGAATTATTTAAAGATTGTTACAATCGATAAAGGTCTTGTGCCTTTTGAGATGTACGACTTTCAGCGGAAGATGGTAGATACTTTCCACGACAATAGGTTTACAATATGTAAATTACCTAGACAGAGTGGAAAGTCAACTATCATAGTCTCTTACCTCTTACACTATGTCTTATTTAATGACAATGTGAATGTTGCGATACTGGCAAATAAATCATCTACTGCAAGAGATTTATTAGGTCGTTTGCAACTGGCTTACGAACATCTACCTAAATGGATGCAACAAGGCGTTCTCAACTGGAACAAAGGTTCACTCGAACTAGAAAACGGAAGTAGGATTGTAGCGGCAAGTACCTCTTCTAGTGCTGTTCGAGGAAGTACCTTCAATATTATTTTTCTAGATGAGTTCGCTTATGTGCCAAACAGTATTGCAGAAGAATTTTTTAGTTCAGTTTATCCTACAATATCTTCTGGTAAATCTTCTAAAGTAATGATCGTATCTACACCACATGGTATGAATATGTTTTACAAGATGTGGGTTGACGCCTGTCATAAAAATAATAACTTTGTTCCTGTCGAAGTGCATTGGAGTGAAGTGCCTGGTCGTGATGAAAAATGGAAAGAAGAAACAATCAAGAATACAAGTGAATCACAGTTTGCAACAGAATTTGAATGTGAGTTTTTAGGTAGTGTTGATACTTTGATTAGTGCAAGTAAAATAAAATCTATGCCTGTGATTGAACCTAAAAGAAGTGGTGGTCTTGATGTATATGAAATGCCAAAGAAAGGTAATATATACACAATGACAGTTGATGTATCAAGAGGGTTGACAAATGATTATTCAGCATTTTGTATTATAGATTGTACAAGTGTGCCATATAAACTGGTCGCAAAGTATAGAAACAACGAAATTAAGCCATTAGTGTTTCCAAGTATTATAGAAAAAATTGCTAAACACTACAATAACGCATTTATATTAGTAGAGATAAACGACTTAGGTCAACAAGTTGCAGATAACTTACAGTTTGAATTAGAATATGATAACATGATGATGGTTACTCAAAGAGGTAGATCAGGTCAAGTATTAGGCGGAGGCTTTAGTGGTCGTGGTAATCAATTAGGTTTGAGAATGACAAAAGGTACAAAAAAAATTGGAACTTCTAATCTGAAAAGTTTGATTGAGGGTGATAAATTATTGATTCAAGATTTTGATATAATCTCTGAATTATCGACTTTTATTGCCAAAGGAAAATCTTTTGAAGCTGAGCCAGGTGCGACAGACGATTTGGTAATGTGTCTCGTTATATTTTCGTGGTTGGCAAATCAAAGATATTTTAAAGAATTGACTAATGTGGATGTAAGAGGTCAAATGTTTACTGAACAACAAAATGCCATAGAAGCAGATATTGCACCTTTTGGTTTCATAGATAATGGTATAGACGATCCAAGTGGTCGTAATAATTCGTTTTTTGATGATTCAGGTGAGTTATGGCAACCTGTATCTATCTATAAAGGCGAATAGTGTAGTTTTGATATATCATAAATATATGCAAAGGGTTATAACTAATAAACTTAATATTAAGGAGAACTAAAATATGGCTTTTCAAGTATCACCAGGTGTTCTCGTTACTGAAAAGGATCTTACTAATGTCATTCCTGCCGTATCAACTAGTGCAGCTGGCATAGTAATAACAGCAGAAAAAGGACCAATTGATGAGATTACAACAATTTCATCTGAGAATGAGTTGGTTGAAGTATTTGGTAAACCAAACGCAAACAACTTTGAGGAATTTTTCTGTGCTGCTAACTTTTTAGGATACGGAAACAATCTGAAGGTAGTAAGACCAATCACAGGTTTAGTAAACGCTGTGTCAACGGGTACTGCTGTCTTGATTAAGAATACAACAGATTACCTTGATAATTATTATTCTGAAACTGGCGCTGGTCAAGTAACTAATATAGGCACTTGGGCTGCAAGAGAGGCAGGAACACTAGGAAACAGTTTAAAAGTTTCTTTATGTCCTAACTCAACTGCTTTCGGACCACATTCAATGAGTGGTAATCTAGTTAATGACGCTACTGCTGCTATCGGAGATACAACAATATCTGTTGACGATGGTAGTTTAATGCAAGTTGGCGACATACTAGAATTTGGAGACGCAAGTAATGTGCCTTCAACTGATGGTGCACCTTCAGGATTCTTTTACAAGGTAACTGCAATTAGCACAAACTTATTAACAATCGCAAGATTCAATACTGCTACTGGTCAAACAGAATCAGGTGGATTAAGACACGCTGTCGTTGACAACGCAAAAGTCCTAAGACATTGGGAATACTATTTCAACTTTGACGGACCACCAACAACAACTGATGATGTATCAGCTGCAGGCGGTTCATTAGATGAAATGCACATCGCTGTTATTGACGAAGATGGTTCTATCACAGGAACTGCAGGATCAATCTTAGAAACTTTTGCTGGAGTATCACAGGCACATGACGCTAAAGACGCTTCAGGTAATTCAAACTACTATGCAGATAAAATTTACAACAATAGTAAATTTATCTACTGGATAGATCACATCAGCACATTATCAGATGGTCTTGGTAAAACAGGACAAACTTTTGATAATGAGTTAGCAAATGCGTTTAATGTATCTAACACTTCACTTAGTGGTGGAACAGATGACTTTGTTGCTACTAATGCTGAGCTTGCAACTGCATACGAAAAATTTAATGATGTAGAAAATGTTGACTTATCTTTACTCATTTGTGGTCCTTCACAGACAAGTGCTGACGCTACTGGCGACACAAAAGCAACTGCTGTTATGGATATCGCAAGTGCAAGAAAAGATTGTGTAGCATTTATTTCACCTGCGAGAGCAGATGTCGTTAATGTTGCAAATGCAGTAACACAAACACAAAATGTCGTAGCATTTGCTGATGGTCTACCATCATCAAGTTATGCTGTTATCGATAGTGGTTACAAATATATGTACGATAAGTACAATGATGTATTCAGATTTGTACCATTGAATGGTGACATCGCTGGACTTTGTGCGAGAACA